TTTCTTTGGAGAATGATATGCCAAACGTAGCAGGTAAAGAGTACAAGTATACTAAAAAGGGTATGGCACAGGCTAAGGCTGCGGCTAAAAAGACTGGTGCTACCATGAAGTATAAGAAGAAAAAGCCATGAGTACAGGTGTAGCTTTATCAATAAAGAAGGGTGAAAAACTTTCTACCAAACAAGGCGCAGGACTTACTGCAAAAGGTAGAGCTAAGTATAACAAGGCAACAGGTTCTAAGCTAAAAGCACCCGCACCTAACCCAAAATCAGATAAAGAACAGGGACGTAAAAATTCCTTCTGTGGGCGTATGAACGGTGTACGTAAAAGAGCTAAAAATAATGACAGGGCAATAGCATCAATGAAACGATGGAACTGTCCACAGGTATCATAGGTAAACAACATGGCAGGAACAACACAATTAGATGCAGTCAACATTATGCTTTCTGCCATTGGCGAAGCACCAGTTAGTAGTCTCTCCTCTGGCTTGATTGAAGCAGAGATTGCAGAGACTATCCTTAACACAGTTGACAAAGAAGTACAGTCTATGGGCTGGCACTTTAACACAGAATTAAACAAGAGTTTCCCTAAAGATACTAATGGTGAGATTATTCTCCCCGCTGACATTCTTAGAGCAGACTCAACACTAAAAGCCAATGCGCCTAATCTAGTGCAGCGTGGCCTTAAAATGTACGATAGGACTAATCATACCTTTAATGTAGGTACTGATGCAGCCCTTGATGTTGTAGTACAATTAGTCTTCAGCGATGTACCAGAAGTAGCAAAGCGTTACATTGTACTACGTGCTACTCGCATCTTCCAAGACCGTGTAGTAGGATCAGATAGCCTACACTCATACCATCAGGAAGATGAGAACCGTGCCTTTATTGAGTTGCGGGACTTTGATAAAGCAGCAGATGACCACAACATCTTTGACAACTATGACACCTTTAGTATTATTGATAGGCAGGGACGGAGAACAATCTAATGGCACTCATCAGTCAATCAATCCCAAACCTTATTAACGGTGTATCACAGCAGCCACCCTCACTACGCCTAAATACTCAGGCTGAGTTACAAGAGAATGGGCTGTCCAGTGTTGTATCAGGTTTGTCTAAACGCCCAAGTTCACAGCATGTTGCTGACTTAGGAGTTATTTCAAACCTAGACAAAGCGTTTATCCACACTATCCGTAGGGATGAGAATGAGTTTTACTCTATGGTTGTGGATACTGCTGGTACTATTAGGGTGTTTGACAAAGATGGTGTAGCTAAGACTGTTACCAATAATGCTGCGTCCTACCTATCAGGATTAACAAACCCTAATGAAGAACTAGCTGCTGTCTCAATTGCTGACGCAACTTTTATTATTAATAAGAATACTACAGTAGCTAAAGCAGCTACGGTATCCCCAACACGTAATCCAGAAGCATTGGTATATGTAAAGAACGCTGACTATGCTTCTACATATCGCTTAAAATTAACGAAGGGTGGCAGTACAAGTACGGTACAATTTGCTACTAAGTCTAGTACACAAGCTTCTACAGCACTAACACAGAACGCAGAACGTGGCGCATCAACAGACTTGATTGCGCTATATTTAAATACATTTTCTGGCAGTGTTGTTAGTACTACTTACTATGATGGTATTACCAACGCATCAGCAGTATCAGGTTTAACATTGACAAGATATGGCTCTGTTATACACGTCCAGTCTACCGATGCTACAGACTTTGTAGTAGAGGTGGGTGACTCTCATGGTGGAGATCATCTTAAAGTATTTAAGGGTGAGACACCTGACTTTAAACAGCTTCCTGTAGAGGGGCCAAACGATTTTGTTATTGGTGTCTCAGGTGACAACTCAAAGGCACAGGATGACTACTATGTTAAGTTTAGTAACGGTGTCTGGAAAGAAACAGTAGAGCCTAATATTGAAATTGCACTAGACCCTGCTACTCTACCTCATAAACTTTCTAAACTTGTCAACGGAAACTTTGAATTTAATCCTGCTGCGTTTGCAAATAGAAAAGTAGGAGATGATGACACTAACCCATTCCCTTCATTTGTAGGGTTTAAGTTAGCAGATATTTTCTTCCATAAGAATAGACTTGGAGTACTAGCTGACGAGAATGTCATATTTAGTAGTGCTGGTGAGTTTCTTAACTTTGACTTCTTCCGCAAGTCAACGCTAACCATTATTGATAGTGACCCCATTGATGTGGCAGTGTCCTCTAATAAGGTTAGTATTCTTAAACACGCAGTACCGTTTAACGAAGCACTGCTGCTCTTCTCTGATTTAACTCAGTTTAAGGTAACAGGTGATCCTGTACTAACTCCTGAGACTGTTGACGTATCTAATACTACAGAGTTTGAAACAAGCCTACGAGCTAGACCAGCAGCAGCGGGTAAGTATGTTTACTTTGCCTCTAAGCGTGGTGCGTGGTCAGGTATGTGGGAGTACTTTGTAGATAGTGACACTGATACAAATGATGCTACAGAGATTAGCTCACATATTCCTGAGTATCTTAACGGTGAGATTATTAATATTCAAGCCTCATCAAATGAGGATATGATACTAGCACAAACCGACAATGATCCTACAGCCATATACGTGTATAGATACTACTGGTCTGGCAGAGAAAAGCTACAGGCTTCTTGGTCACGTTGGGTATTTAATGGTGATGTAGTAGGCATGTCTTTTAATCGTGCTGATATCTATATCCTAATTAAACGAGGTACAAACCTATTTCTAGAACGTATTAATCTATCAGTAGATGAAGCTACTACTTACACTACAGGCAGCTTTTCTATACACTTAGATAGACGTGTTAGGTTGGAAACAGGTGGACTTACTGCTATACCTTATGTAGATGCTAATACAATCTACATTGACCAAACAGGTAAAATCATTACTCTTGCACAAGTAGCAGCTAAACTAGCTAACTCTGAAAAGGTATTTGCGGGTATCCCCTTTACTTTTAAGTATGAGTTTTCTGAACCAGTAATTAAGCAAGACAACAAAGCTATAACAACAGGACATTTACAGCTTAGAAATTATGCTGTGGTCTTCAATAAGACAGGCTTCTTTAATGTAATACTAAGACCCCTAAAACGTACAGCCTACACACGTACTTTTACAGGGCGTGTAGTTGGCAGTGCTGCTAATATTCTTAACTCAGCCGCTATTGAGTCTGGAACATATCGTTTTGGAGTTATTGGTAACGCTAGTGAAACCTCAGTAACACTTGAAAGTGATAGTCACTTACCCTGTGTATTCCAATCAGCAGAATGGGAAGGTTTCTTCCAACTACGTTCAAGGAGAATGTAATGAAGGTTTATGTGAGAGCAAGTACTCAGTCTGATGTAGATCATCTGGCAACAAACTTAAGACCAGAAGACACTGAAGAAGTACTTGCTTCACATGGCGATGTTAAGGAAGCTCTACAGCAGGGATTGGATGAGTCAGAGGAGTGCTGGACTATAGTTGTAAAAGAAACAGGTGAGATTGCTGGTATCTATGGTGTCGTAGGTTTAGATAACCTAACAGGCATACCGTGGTTGCTTACAGCACCGCCTATAACTAAAGTCTGGCTACCCTTTCTTAGAGGTTCTCTCAAATGGGTAAAAGAAACAAATAAGAAATATCCCATCCTAACTAATGCCTGTGATGCTGATTATAGTGTAGCTATTAACTGGTTAAAGTTTGTAGGATTTACGTTTATTCAAAGGCATGAAACTTGGGGTGTAGGAAACAAACCCTTTTTAGAATTTGTGAGGATACAAGATGTGTGACCCAGTTACTATGGCTGTGCTTACAGTAGCACAAGGGGCTGCTCAATACCAAGAAGGTGTAGCACAAGCACAAGCACAACAATCAAGATTTGATGCTAACCGCTTGGCTGCTAACGAAGCTAGAGATTTAAAAGTACAGACCCTTAACCAGAGAGCTACTCAAGAAGCAGAAGCTGCCTCTGAAGAGAAGCTAGCCTTAAGCATTAAAGCTATGGAAGGCAGGGGTGCTGCTCTGGTTGCTCAGGGTGAGTCAGGTCTTACTGGTAATAGTATGGACTTACTACTACAGGATTACGAAGCACAGAAGCTACGTGGTGTAACGACAATCAATAGAAACCTTGAGAATGTAGAGAAACAGATTGAGCTTGAAAAGCGTGGTGCATCTGCGGAAGCACAGAATAGAACTAACTCTCTACAACAGGGTGTGATGCCAAACTTCCTAGCTGCGGCTGTAGGAACTGCGGCTAATGCTACGTCTGCATATCAATCAGCTAAAGTAAGTCAACCTGATACTTATAAACCTACATTTAATAAACCGAAAATGGAATACATTAACGCTGAGTCTTACAAAGGCATGGGTTACACACGTGGCAGATAAGGATTAAACAATGGCTAGAAAACAAGTAGAACGGTTGCGGCCTTCTGCAAGGCTACAAGCTGTAGCTCGTCCAGTAGAGACATATGTACGTCCTGCTGAACAACCTGCGCCTAAGACTGGTTTGGGTGAGTTTATTCGTGCTATTGCACCAGCAGCTAAAGACTTGGCTCAGCTTGAAAAGCAGAAACAACTTAAGCTTCAGCGAGAAGCAGAGCAGGGTATTGCCTCTGCACGTACTATGGATGCTAAACTTGGCGTGTCTAGTGCTTTAAGGGCTGCTCAAAAGGATTTTATAAACAACGAACCTGACTATCTAGAAATGTCTGATGAACAGGTAGCTGCAAGACGTGCTGAAATTATGCAGCCCTTCCTTCAGCAAGCCGAAGACTCAGGTGATGACTTACTATTTCAAGCCGTCAAGGGCAACATTGAAATGGGAAACCTTGCGTGGTTTAACAGAGATTATGATCCTGCAAAGTTTAAACATAACTTTACTATTAATATGGGTAAAGTAGGTAATGAAGTTCTTGGGATTACTTCAGATGTTGGTTATATACCACAGACTGAAGAAGACGGTACTATAGAAGAAAACCGTGCTATCCAGAAAAAGAACATTGATGAGGTTGTAAGACAGGCTTCACAAGCCTATGGCTACAATCAAACTATGGTTAATGACTATATTATGGAGAAGGTAATTGCTCCTAATGTAAGAACAGGTGGTAGAAACGCAGCCTATGAGTGGGCAGAGGAGCGTAAGTTCCGTGGTATTCCCCGCTACCAAGCGATGTATAAGACTATAGATAGTGACCTTAGGGCTTATGATAAAGAGTTTAAGAAACAGAATGATAATATTCTTTTTACTCAGCAGTTAAATCAAGGTTTTGAAAACTTTGTCTTTGGTGGTTCTAATAATCAACAGGATTATTTTAGGGGTGAGACATTAACTGGTGCTGGTGGTACTAAACTTGTCATGGATGATGATGAGACAATAGCACGTTTTGAGGCTTATGCAGCCAGCCGTGGCTTAAATCAGGATCAATTTGAAGACTTCTTTAAAAAGAATAATCTTCTTCCTTCTAATATGAAGAACAATATTCAGAATGGTATTTATGCTTTAAACAGTGGTGATATCATTTCTAATCCTACGGATGCAGCTACTGCTGAGTTAGCCTTTAATAGTATATTCAAAGCACAGGCAATGGGTATAGATATTCCTACGTCAGTGGTAGATGCGGATCAATTGAAACGCTTTGAGATAGCTAAGATACTTGCTATGAGAACTGCCACTGTAGGTAGTAAGGATGATGGTACTGTTAATATTGCTAACGCTATGTTCACGGCTCAATCGGCTGACTTAAGTATTGGTGAAACTTTAAGTGCTGCTAATAAAGAGAAACTAGCTAATACTATTAGTACTTTCTTAGGCACTGACCACACTGACACAGGTAATGCTAGAGCTAACATCGAAGAACTTTCGCGTATGACAGGGCTGCTTATGCAATTAGAGGGTGGCTTATCCTTAGAAAACGCAGCTACTATGGCAGCAGAAGCCTTTAAGAAAGATAGTGTAATCTATCAGGCTGCTAATGGTCTGAAGATGTCTTTCCGACAGCTTAACACTGACCCTAATGTTAGTGCGCCTGTAGCACAAAGATTAACAGACCTTTCTAAAGTAATGAGTGATGATCCAGACATAAAGATTATTATGAATGGTGAATTAGGAATGATCGAAAACCCTACTGTTGGTTTTTCTAATGATCGTCTTAAACCTAACGCTGTTAGAGTTGCCATTATGGATGAAAATGGTTTTCCACATATTTCTCTTGGAGTTGTCAAGAAAGATGATTTGCTTAATGACCCACAAATTGTTGCTAAACTTATAGCAAGTAATAAGAACAAGGTTATCCTAGCTAAAAAGAAAGCATTTACTGGCGGCTCTCTAGCCCCAGAGGATGATCCTGTTAATGCTCCTATAAATGTTAGTGCAGCATGGGCTAACAATAACTTAGGTAACTCTGTTACTAGCCTTCCTGATACGTTTAAACCACTAACAGCCCAGCCTATTGTTGTTGATGGTGAGCCTACAGGACAGTACTACTACACAGGTATTACAGCAGATGGTTCTAAACCTACTTATGTATCCACTCAGAGTCCAGAGTACATTAAGCCTGAACCTGTAGAGCCACCTGACGTAGTTGAGGATGAGTCTACGGTAGAAGAACAACAGACTAGCTCGTTAGCTGATGATGCTTTAAACGTGGTAACTAATCTTATTGATAATACCGTTGGAATATCTACAGCTAATGCTACTGCTACTATCATAGATGATGAGGGTTTCTCTTACACTCCTTATGATGACATGGGTAAAGACTCCGTAGGTCATGGGCTTCAAATTGAATCCCTTGAGCCTGATGAAAAAGCTTTAATTAGTGATGTAAACAACGTACAGCCAGAGGAATCTGCTGCTGTTGTAGCACTTAAAGTATCTAAGATTGACAACTATTTTACTGATGTAGTAGAAGGTTTTCAAAACCTACCAGACACAGCAAAGTCTGGCATGATCCAGATGGGCTATCAGCTAGGTAGATTTAATGTCACTAAGGAGTGGCCTAAGTTTATGGAGTCAATTAAGGAAGCTGCACAGTATGCTGAAGGTTCTGTAGAACAAGCCTCTGCGCTATTAGAAGCTAAGTTTAATATGCTTTACAATGTAGCAGCAGATGGTACTGTTAGTGCTACTAAGTGGGCTACACAGACTAAAGACAGAGCTATGAAAGTAGCTGAAGAGATCATATCAGACGCTGAGTTACCTTCTATCATACAAGAAGCTGCTGCAAGTACAAGGGCATTTCCTTTACCTAAACCAAAGCCAGAACGAGGAACAGTACTAGATGCTTTAAACGAAAAAGAAGCATCATCTAACTTTATAGCTGCTCCTTATAAAGCTTTGTTTGCTAACACTTTAGGTAATATGCTAGGTGCAGACTTTGAATTTAGTACTGAGGATATAGGTGAAGATACGCTAAGTGTAATCAAAACAGCAACAGCTACGGCTGAGGCTAGGGGTTCAAGGAGTGTTGAGTATGGTGACTACCCACTAACTAAGAGAGGGTTGCCAGTATCAGCAGTTATAGCTAACTTTAAGTCTATTGATGGTACACGCTTATCTAAAGCTGAACGTAAGAAGATGGAAAAAGCAGTTAATGATGTCTACCCTAACAATCCAATAGGATTAGCCATGTTTGCTTATGATCTACAAACAGACCCTGTGCTTAAAGCAGCAGGATTTGTGGGCGGTTTCTCTATTCAAAAGGATAATAGTGGTAGAAAGTTTATTAAGGAAAGATGGAACTTTAATAATAAAAGTACCTCTGAAGGAACTATCTATAAAAAGATGAGAGCTTTCTTTAGTAACTATGCTCCTATCACAGAAGATGAAGGATCAGAAGTAATTGTTGAATTGAACTAATAGAAAGGAACAGTAATGGGTAATAGCGGAATTGAGTGGGTAGATAACGTATTTGATTTCTGTGTTATAATACTTGTTAGAATGGCTGAGATGTTAGGTATTTCCTATGAAGAAATAAACATTTGGTTATTTGTAGTTATACAACCAGCTATTACTATATTACTGTTCTTTGAGCTTTTAAGGCTTAGACGCAAACTAAAAGGAAACTCACATGGCTGAGAAATCTAATACTATCCTCACTGGCCTAGGATTTGAGTCAGGGATTACAGCCCCTGACGTAACTCCTATGGTTAGCGAAGGTACAATATTTAAGGCACAAGAGGAAGTAACAACAAAGGGTGGCTTCTTTTCTTCCTTGCCTACAGCAGTCGTGGAAGAACAAATAGCACCTATTCTCTTTAAAAGTGCCGACAGATTAAGAACACCAGAGGGTGAAGCTGTCGGTACTTTAACTGATGAGATGACTTTTGAACTGACTAACGGTCTAACTGATGAACGTGCTATTAGTGAAGTGTTAGATGAAGCCACCAACGTCAACCTTAATAGTGCAATGAGGCTCAGAAAAGATTACTTAGAGACACAGACTAACCGCCAGAAACTAGCTGATGCTGGTTGGGGTGGAACAGCCGCTACTTTCTTTGCTGCAATGTTTGATCCAGTAGAATGGGCTACCATTGGAGCTTCTACGGCTGCTATAGCTTCTCTAAGTGGCCCTGCTGCCCCTTTAACCGCTACTACTGCACTAACCGCTGGTGCGGCTATGAGGGCTAAGAAAGCCTATAGTGCAGCTAAAGCTTTTAGTGCAGGTGCAGCAGTTACTGGTCTTGAATTAGCTGCTTTTGAAAGCATCCGTGCTGGTCTAAAATATGATGTAGATGCTAATGATGTGCTTATAGCTATGGGTGCTGGTTCAGTACTAGGCGGCACTTTAAACGCAGGTATATCTACGTTTATTAAACGTGGTAACGTATCACGACTAGCTAAGAAGGTAGCAGAGGGTGGACAACTCACTCCTGCTGAACGAGCCTTCTATAACGCTAATAATGCAGAAGCTACTGCACAGCGTTTAATTAACGAAACAATGGCTAACGATACCATGTTTAACGTAGCTGATGCTACTACTGCTGCTACTAGGGTTAGTGATACAGGAGTATCTGAGCGTGTGGCTCTTGCTGCAACGCCTGAAGAGACTGCCGAAGCTATCCCTGAGATTGCTGGTTTTGGTTTACTAGGTGTACGTAAGCTAGTATCCTCTGGGTACAAGGCTGGTATGTCTAAGCTCTCACGGATTCGTCAGGGTGCTAGAGCCTTAGGTGCTAATACTGTAGGCTATAAAGGCGGCAACTTACATGCCAACGACTCAGCTTCAGAAATTGCAGAGCGTATCCAAGGTCAGTATAGGCAAAGTTTTGGTTCAGTGTTCTATCCTGCTCAGGAAGCTTTTACTAAAAGAACAGGGCTATCTATCCCTGACTTTAATGATTTAGTTAGTAAGTACGCACGTGGTATTATTACAGAGGCAGACCCTGAAGTTAAGGCTGTAGCTGAACTGGTACAGAAACAAGAACGTGAACTTGCTGAGATGGGTATTAAGTATGATGTTGCTGGTTTTACACCATCAATACTAGATAAGCATAAGAACTACCTAGCTCGTATCTTTAATGATGAGAACATTGTTAATTTAAGAAAACGTCTTGGTGCTGATGCTGATGAAAAGATTGCTCAACTAGTAGAAGAAGCTCTACGTAAGGGTCAGCCTGATATACTTGATAATGTTATTAAGAGCATTATGAAAAAGGCTGAGAAGGCTGCTAAGAAAAAACCTAGCCGAAAGTCCACTAAGGATATAGAAGCAGAAGCTAACGAAATGATTAGACGTATAGCTGCTGGTTATACTAAAGGTATCGTTGATCGCACATTTGGAAAATCAGGCGGCGCACAAGGTCTTAATGAGATGACCCTAGAAGATTTGGGTGATCTTATGAAGCGAGAGTTTAAGGATGAATTATCAGACGATCAGATAGATGATGTCGTAGAACTCTTTGCAAACGGTAGACCTACAAAGGCTGAACACAAGCGCAGCCGCCCACGTTTACTACTTGACGAAAGTGCCTCTATTAGCGTAACACGTGCTGATGGGGAAGTAGAAGAGATACGGTTTGAAGAGTTGTTAGAGACTGATATCGAACAGCTACATAACTCTTATATCTTCCAACTTTCAGGAGCTATTGGACTAGCTAGAAATGGTATCAATACCAACCAAGCAGGTTCTAGCTGGGACGCTTTTAAAGAGACTATTAAAAGTCAAGCTAAAATGCAGAACATTTCTGAGGGAGAATATAGGTCTGAGTTAGATGCTTTGGATTTTATGTATGATGGGATAACTGGTAGACTAGCTCACAGAGAACCATTCAGCAAGGGTGTAAAAGAATTTAACGTAGGTATGAGAGCCTTTAGCTTTGCTGTTAATATGGGAATGTCAGGTATGTCTTCTATGATGGAGATATCCAACGCTGTCTTTGAGTATAGTGTAAGCACTATTCTTAGGACTAACCCAGCTATGAACAGCTTCTATACTAAGGCTTCTCAAGGGCGTATGGAAGACAGTCTACTAAAGGAATTAATTGATGATCTTGGTATGGGTGAGGAAGTACTACTAGGTAAGTATTCTACTATTAATCGTTTTGATGGTGGTAACTTAGAGGGTACTTTAGTTCCTAGGGCTGGTTGGAAAGCCTCTAAAGCTCAATGGTTGCAGCAGAAAGTAGCTTATGGTTCTGGACTGCTGGGTGTAACGCAAGTCTTAAGACGTAGAGCTATGCGTGGTTTTGCTCAGGAATGGGCAACAGCAGCTACAAAAGATAAGATGCCCTTTGCTACAGTTAAACTAAGACAACTAGGCTTAACTGACGATATGACTACTAAGATTAGTAACACAATTAAGGATAAGGCTGACATTGAGAATGGTACTCTGGTTAGAATGAACCTTAAGGATTGGCCTAAGGATGTACGAGATTCTTTTCAGGCTGCTGGTTTTAAGGAAGTAAGAAACAGTGTACAAGAAATGAACATTGCTTCTACTAATAAATGGTTAAGAAGTGAAATAGGTAAGACTTACTTTCAGTTCTTAAGCTTTACTATGGCTTCTATTGAACAGCAGACCATGCGTTTAGGTATGCGAATGGTGGGTGGTGATCTTAGAACTGTTTCTAAAGTATTTGCAAGCTCTGCTATGTTAGGTATGATGATGTATACGGCACGTGTTCAGATGAACGCTATTGGGCGAGGTGATGCAGATGAGTACATTAAAGAACGTATGACTCCTAAAAACTTTGCAGTAGGTGCATTAAGTCAAATCGGAGCAGCTTCTATCTTTGGTTATATCTATCAAATAACCACAGGTGCAATGGGTGGTAACACTCATGCTATAACACCCCCCGCTTTATCATATGCGTCAGCATTACTACAAGCTACTCAAGCTTATAATGATGGTAAGATGTCAGAAGCAGAGTACAGGAGAATATTACGTCTAGCACCTGCTCAATCTCTTTATGGTGTAAGACAAATTCTTAACGCTACAGCTAACCAACTATATAAATCTACCTCTGGAAGCTTTTAAGGAAAACACATGGCTTTTTCATATCATAATTACCAACCAACAAACAATACTACGGATACCTTTAGTATCCCTTTTACATTCACTGCTCAGTCTGAGATTAGTGTAACAGTAGATGGTGTGGCTCAGACAGGTCTTACTTTTCCTTCTAGCTCTAGCGTACAGCTAACATCCCCTGTTGCATCTGGCTCACTAGTACAGGTCAGACGTACTACTAGTTTGGCATCACGTGCTATTGACTTTGCCTCTGGCTCAGTCCTGACTGAAGAAGACTTGGATGATAGTAATATTCAGGTCTTCCACGCAGCACAGGAAGCTATTGATACTGCTGGTGATTCAATTACACTAACACCTGCCAATCGGTGGGATGCTGGTGGTAGCGTCATCAACAACGTAGGTACACCTGCATCTAATACGGATGCAGCTACTAAGGCTTACGCTGACGGTATTTCAACCGCAGCAGCGGCAGCAGCGGTTACAGCGGCTAATGCAGCCGTGGCAACAGCAACAGGTAACATCATCCCTGATGCTACTAAACTAGCTATTCACCCTATTGGCTCACAGTACACACTGTCAGACGGTTCTACTACTGACTACTCAGCTAAACACTATCAGGATGCTGCATCTACTTCAGCTACTAATGCTGCAACTTCTGAGACTAATGCAGGAACATCTGAGACTAACTCTCAAAACTGGGCAGTTAAGACAGATGGTGAAGCAGTAACAGGTCAAGGCTACTCAGCCAAGGCTTGGGCTGTTGGTGATTCTGGCGGTGTAAGTAATACTGCTGGTGCTGGTAATGCTAAAGATTGGGCTACTGAAACTGCCACTGCTGTAGATGGTTCTGAGTTTTCAGCCAAAGAATATGCAATTGGCTCACAGGCAGCAAACCCCAACGGTTCTGCAAAACAATGGGCTTTAGGTGGCGGTGCAGGGTTCACAACCAACACTGCTGTTGAGGGTACTAACTACTCAGCTAAGTACTACGCCGAACTCGCTGCCTCTAACTTTGATTCATTTGATGATAAATTTCTTGGGGCAAAGAGCAGCCCACCAGCCCTAGACAATGACAATAATGCGTTAATTGACGGTGCTTTGTATTACGACAACGTGGGTAAATACCTGTCTGTCTATGACTTAGGCACAACATCGTGGAACCCAATACAAGCTGGCGCATCTGCTGGTTTCGCCATTGCAATGGCAATAGCCCTTTAGGAGTAATAAATGGCACAGAATTTTATAAGATACAAATTAACAGGTGTAGGCACAACCGCAGCCGATATTCCGAATGGTTCAGATTTTAATTCCGTAGATGCACTCGTAGGTATTCATATGACGAATACATCAGCAAATGCAATTACGGTTGATGCTTTTCTAACCAGCGCAGCCCTAGATAGAGGTGCTGGAGATTATTTTAATTATGCAGTTACAGTAGCTGGTGGTGTGTTTGTACTAGGTGGTGTAACCAAACCAGCTATTACATTATACAAAGGCTTTACTTATGTGTTTGACCAGTCAGACGCTACAAACGCTGGTCATACTATTGCCTTCAAAACGGCGGCTGGTGGTTCATCATATACAACTGATGTAACAACTACAGGTACAGCGGGACAAGCTGGTGCTAAGACCACCATTGTCATATCCGACACTACACCGACATCGTTGTACTATTATTGCACAGCGCATGGTGATGGCATGGGTAACACAGTTGCTATTGATAACGCACACTACCTTATCAAAGGCGCACCTATTGCAGCAGGTGGTGCTTTGCAGTTGCTTGATGGCGGCGCAAAGATAGTTGTTGAGTCTGGCGATAGGTTGTTTGTGAAAAGTTCAAACGTAAGCTCTCTTGATTGTTGGGTAAGTGCGGTTGATGCAATTAGCACCGCAGTAACATAAGGGAGAGAGACATGGGTTACATTGGTAATCAACAAACCGAAGGGTATTCTCAGGCTCCCTCTAAGCAAGACCTGACTGGTGCGACTGGCACTAGCCTGACGCTGTCACACGCTGTAGCCAGCGCAGAAGGCATTGACCTGTTTATCAATAATGTCCGGCAGGAACCAACCACAGCCTATTCTATTGGGGCTGATGGCGTCACAGTAACGCTCACAGGCTCAGTGGTAGCGACAGACGATATTTATGTAGTCTACAACTCACTAGCTCTTCAGACATCTACACATCCATCTAACCAAGCCTTGCAAGCAACTAGCGGTTTATTTTCTGGAACTGTATCTGCTGCATCTGCGACTGTTACTGGTGACTTAACCGTTGACACTAGCACCCTATACGTTGACAGCACTAACAATAACGTGGGCATTGGGACTGCTTCGCCATCAAGGACACTCACTGTCAATTCTGGTACTACTAACACTGCGTTTCGCTTGGAAGGCACTGACGCAGAAGTCGCTATGCAATTTTACGATGGAACCAAAACATCTACTATTTCTGGTGGAACCTCTGGCATAATATTTACTCCAAATACAACGGTTGGAGATGCATTATCCATAACTGCAACAGGCCAAATTCGTACCACAAACAGAGATTTTGGCTTTCACAATCATCTAACAACAGTGTCTTTGGCTGACGATGCTTCTATTGTAATCAATGCTGGCACTGCTGGCGTTGGGATGTTGGTGATTTACGAAACTGCGTCTGGCACAAATGCTTTGTATCGGATTGGTTATGGTTCTTGTGCTGTTCTTTCTGGTACTGGCGCAGTAACTATGACGAATTCTAATACTGACAATGCTGTTTGCGTATTTTCAACAGGCCATACAATCACAATTAGAAACAGAATGGGTGCCACTAAAGCATTTTATATCAATACGTTTATGGCTGGCAACAATTTCTAGGAGAATAAGATGAGTATAACTTTTACAGTAGATAAATTTACAACTGACGAAGTTGAAAATGATGACGGAAGCAAAACAGCAAAAAAGTTGGTTGGTTTGAGGTGCGTTGATGCTTCAGACAACGTGTTAATCGTAGATAAACGGCTAAATATTGTTGATGGAACAACTGACGCACAGTATGTCCAACAAGCATACACTGCTGCCCAAGCTGAAATAACTGAGTGGTCAGATGGTATGAGTGTGCAGGGTATGATTTTCAATCCAGACAGTAGTTCACTTTCAGAGGCAAGCTAATGGCACTAAGTAAAATTTCAAATGGCTCAATTGATAGCACTGTCACTAACAATGTTGCTGGGCTTGACCTTATTGCAGTCAATGAAAAAACAGCTTCAGATTTCGGTTCTGGAACTAATTATTTGGACATTGCAAATTGCTTTACCTCTGAGTATGAAGATTATTATGTAAAATATTACTGTCAATCAACTGATGCAACAGTAAATACGCTCAATATGGCTTTGGAAACAGGGGGGGTCAGTGTAGCTGGCGCAACAGAACAGTTCAGCAGTCCGACATGGAGTGCAGATACATTTAATGCGGTAGTATATTATGAAAAATTGCAGTCCGTAGCCCAAACCCAAGGGTATGTCAATTCTTTTGGAGAAGGTTTTTGTTTTTTAGGCGCAAATGCAGGTGATGCTACAGGTTATTTTGATGGAGAGGTGTTACTGAGAAATGTATATTCTCTACCTAGATTCTCTTATTGGCACCGTCATCATATGCGTACTGGCCCTAGTCAAGATTATTATGAATATGGCGGCGGTATGGCTGTCACTTCTTCTAGTGCAATTGCCGCAAGGGGTATTCGGTTCTTTACGACAGATAACGCTACTTACGGATCGGGTACAGGCGCAGTGAACACTTACGGAAGAGTAGCGGTTTATGGAGTTAAAAAGGGATGAGTGTAGTTAGGGCAATAGAAAATTTAGTTGATGGCGCAGTAAACTTACAGGATTTTGTGGTTCGCACTGCCCCTGATATGGTTAGCTATACCGTTGAGTGGTTAAATGCAGACCTTACAGAGCCAACAACATCTGAAATAGAAGCGAAGCGCACAGAGTTATACGCAAAAGATAAACTGCAAGAATTAAGAATAGAGCGTAACAAGCTGTTGGCTGAAACAGACCATTGGGTTCTGTCGGATACGGCTGATGCCACATCTGCACAGACAGCATATCGTCAAGCACTTAGAGATATTACAGATAATGCTACATCACTAGATGATGTAAGCTGGCCGGAGAAACCATAATGCCATACATAGGAAAAAGTCCAGTAAGCGGTGGTTTCCACAAATTAGGAAACCTTACTGCCTCTGCTACAGCAACCTACGCTCTTACGCTAAATGGTGCGGCATACTTTCCAGAGACAGCCAATCAGCTTCTTGTTAGTTTGAATGGTGTTATCCAAGCACCACAAGACAGCTTCACAGTATCAGGTAGCAACCTAGTATTTGACAGCGCACTCACAAGCAGCGACAACATCGACTTTGTTGTGGCTCTTGGTGATGTGTTGGGTGTGGGCAGCGTTACTGACGGTGCTATTACTACAGCTAAGATTAGTAACAATGCTGTAACTGAGGCTAAGATTGGTAATGATGCTGTTACAAAGGCCAAGATTGGAACAACAGAATTAGATTTGGCTACAATTAAAGACAGCACTGGTACAAACAATGCTTTCACAATTGCATCGTCTGGTATTGTTACTAATGCAAAGCCTGTTGGCTTTAGTGTTTCTATAAGAGGTGGATCAAATCAATCTATTAGTAACACAACATATACTAAACTTGAATTTACATATGAAAGCTCTAATGCAAACCATTTTGATACACATAGCGGTTGGAGTAATAGTGATCATTATTATACTGTTCCGGCTGGGTGCGGTGGATACTGGATGTTAAGTAGTTGGGTTGAGCTTGCATCAACAGGCACAAGTAATATACTAGCTATTTCCAAAACAGCATCGATTGGTTCAAGTGGTAATTTTATAGGGCGTATTACTGAAGGTGAAAATGCCGCTACTACAGCAAACGGTGGGCTTTACTTTAATGTGTTAGCAAATTTAAGTGATGGAGATATAATTAAATCAGAAGTTTACCACAATTATGGAAGTAATGTTAACGCTCTTGAAGTTGGAAATTATTTAAGAACCGCAATGCAAGGATGGAGATTGTTCTAATGGCACTTATAAAATTAAACAATCAGTCTCTTACCGCAGTCACATCTGCTGGTTTGCCTAGTGGTACTGTGTTGCAGGTTGTAACTGCTACAACTGGAATCGGTACTTCCTCTATGTTTTCTTTTGATGGTGCGGCACGAAAGGGATGCGTTGGCGCGGCTATAACACCTAAGTCTGCTAATTCGTTAATTTTAATAACTGGTTTTGTCCATTGTTTCACCAATAGTGGTGGTGGACAAGGCGGCGTTGGGTTTGAATTAGTTAGTCATCCAACAACAACCTTTGACGATGGCAGTAGTGTTGCTGTTGCTGGAACTACGCAGTTGTTTGGTCATGAGGATGCTCAGTTTTTACAAGGCTCTCAGCTTATGGGTAACTGTTCCTTTGAATATCAGCATAGCCCAGCAAGCACAAATACAATTCATTACTCTGTTGCTGTTAGTGAAAACAATTTATATACCGCTGGTACTAGCGTCGTTAATTGGAGCAATGGAACAACGGGTGGACGGTCAAAGATAACCCTTATGGAAATCGCAGGCTGATGAAGATGGCACAGGAAGTTACCCCAGAGTTGCGTGTAGCCTTGGAACTTGAGGCGCATGAAAAGGAGTGTGCCATTCGGTACGCATCTGTAGAAGACAAACTGTCTGGCTTGGACAAGCGTCTGTGGCGTTTGGAAGCAATGATAATGGGGTCAACGATAATAGTTGTTGGCCTCGCTGCATCCCTGTTAATGAAGCTATAAGGAACTATCATGGAACCTATCAGTACTACCCTCGCAGGGATTGCATTAGTTAAACAGAGTGTGGACTTTATTAAGACACACATTAGCACTGTTCAAGATATTGGGCAAATAGCAAGCCAGATTGATGACCTGTTTACAGGTGAAAAACAAATCCAACAAGCCAGAAACAAGAAGTCTGGTACAGGACTTGGGGATCAGTTTGGGGTAGATACTGTAGCTAAAGAAGTCATAGACGCTAAACTCGCAGCAGAGAAGTTGCAGGAAGTAGCCACTATGGTTGATATGAGATTTGGTCACGGTACATGGAAGGGTATCTTAGCGGAACGTGCTAAGAGACTACAGGAACAACGAGAAGCTGAGGCTAAGGCTAGGCGATATAAGATACAGAAAGATAAGGAATTTGAGGAGACTATGAAAACTGCTGTGTTAGTTACTGCTATTCTAGCAATAGCCATAGGTCTTTTTATAACCGTTATGGTTTCTGTAGCGAAAGCGATGAGTTATGTTTAAGACACTAGTACTAGCTTGCAGCCTGTCTGTACCCACGGACTGCTGGGAGTTTCACGATACACGTGGCCCCCATGCGACATACGAGCTATGTCAGAAGAGAGCCTACGTAATGGGTAACGATATTATGGAAATGCAGGGTAGAGATTTAGAACCTAAACAATTTAAGTGTCTTCCACTAAAGGGACAACAACTATGATATGGTCACTTATGCTAACTGCTTGTATGCAATCAACCTGTGTAGAACAAAGTATACAATGGTTTGAAGACAAGCAGGAATGTATAGAGTATAAACTTTTACATGAAGAACTACCCAAGGATGGTAACTGGAGTACAGTTGATTATGCGTGTACACTAGTAAATGGGGTAGAAACTTAAGGATAACAGCTATGATGGGTGTATTACTACAGGGATTGTTTGGCGTAGCCAGCAGTGCCGTAGAGGGCTTTGTTGAGACAAAGAAAGCCAAAGCAAAGCAGAAGCTTGTTAAGATTGAGGCAGAGACTAGCCTTATGGAGAAGAAGATTTCTGGTGAGATTGACTGGGATAAGGCAGCAATAGATGGTGCAAAGGATAGTTGGAAGGATGAGTATCTTACAATTCTGTTCAGTATACCACTGCTGCTATGTTTCTTACCCTTT